CAAATGGTGGGCCGTGGTACGAGGCTGGCACCGGGCAAAGAAGAACTTTTGCTGCTTGATTTTCTGTGGCATACAGAACGCCATGAACTGTGCCGACCGGCGCATTTGATTGCGACAAATGAAGATGTGGCCAGAGCTATGACTGAAACATTACAGGACGCAGCTTGTCCGTTAGATTTGGAAGCAGTGGAAAAGCAGGCTTCTGAAGATGTTGTTGCTCAGCGGGAAGAAGCTTTGGCGAAACAGTTGGCAGCAATGAAACAGCGTAAGCGTAAACTGGTGGATCCGTTGCAGTTTGAAATGAGTATCCAAGCAGAGGATCTGTCAAGCTATGTACCAGCATTCGGTTGGGAAATGAGCCCGGCCAGTGAAAAGCAACTTAAAACATTAGAGAAGTTTGGTATAAATCCGGATGAGATCGACAATGCCGGTAAAGCTGCGAAAATCCTTGATCGTTTGGATAAGCGCAGAAGTGAAGGACTTACAACACCGAAACAGATCCGTTTTTTAGAAGGTCGTGGGTTCCAGCACGTCGGGACCTGGTCTTTTGAACATGCCAAGAAACTGATAGACAGGATTGCTGCCGGTGGCTGGCGTATTCCGGCAGGCATTGATCCACGGATTTACAAGCCTGAATAAAGGAGAACATCATGGAGAATAAATTGGATTTGCTGCCGCTGCTTGATTATATCGATCCGAGCGTTCTTGATTATCAGGAGTGGGTCAATGTTGGCATGGCGTTGAAAGCAGAAGGTTACAGCGTGAGCGTGTGGGATGATTGGAGCCGGCGGGATGCTGGAAGATACTACGCAAATGAATGTCGAAAAAAATGGGAGACGTTCAGAGGTGATACCAGCGCACCAGTAACGGGTGGTACGATCGTAGCAATGGCTAAGGATAACGGCTGGACGCCACAGCAGCGTGAAGATCATGAACTTTCATGGGATGATATCATCGGACAAAAAGAAGATATGGTTTTGGTCGATAAGAACTGGATCGAAGGCCAGGAAATAGCGGACCCGGAAAACTGGGATCCGGTAAAAGAACTGGTAACTTATCTGGAAACTTTATTCGACAGTACGGAAAATGTTGGCTATGTAACGGAATCATGGCAAAAAGACGGTAAATATCTACCGTCAAAAGGTTGTTCTGATAGAACAGCTGGGCAGCTCATTGAGCTACTTAATAAATGTAAGGGTGATATCGGCGGGGTGCTTGGCGATTACAACCCTGAGTGCGGCGCATGGATACGTTTTAATCCTCTTGATGGTAAAGGCGTGAAAAACGACAATGTGACAGAATTTCGGTATGCTCTGGTCGAATCGGACAAGATGGATATAGCCAAGCAAAATGAAATTATCCGGACACTGGAACTGCCGGTGGCCTGCCTGGTACATTCAGGAAAAAAGTCGCTGCATGCTATTGTTAGGATCGATGCAGCAGACTATGCGGAATATCGTAAACGTGTTGATTATCTTTACGCTGTTTGTAAGAAAAACGGCCTTGAAATCGATACTCAAAACCGTAATCCTTCGCGGCTCAGCAGAATGCCGGGCGTGATGCGTCAGGGACACAAGCAGTTTTTAGTTGATACCAACATCGGCAAAGCCAGTTTTGTAGAATGGCAGGAGTGGATTGAGGCGGTCAACGATGATCTTCCGGAACCGGAAAGCATTAGTGAGATTTGGGATAATTTACCGGAGCTGGCAAAACCGCTGATTGATAATGTATTGCGACAGGGGCATAAAATGCTCATTGCAGGGCCGTCTAAGGCAGGCAAAAGCTATGCTTTGATAGAGTTGTGCTGCGCGATTGCCGAGGGCCGTCAGTGGCTTAATTTTAGCTGTACAAAGGGTAAAGTTTTATATGTGAACCTTGAACTTGACAGGGCAAGTTGTTTGCATCGTTTTAAG